ATGCCAATTCTAGACGAGGCGTTAGTTTATACCGAGGCTAAATACTACAGCCCACAGATTCGTGAACAGGCAATGATGAGTTCTGTTGTTCCTGCTCCGTATCACGTCGAAGGTCCTATTCACTTCGAGGTAGACGCTAATTATCTTCCGTACCTTCTTTACGCTTCACGTCACTCGGTCGTTAAATCCGGTTCAGGGCCGTATCTCTACATTGCACGTCCTACGGCTGCTGGTGCAACGTATCCCGGTGGTACTGCTAAGGGTATTTCGATTGCTATTAAGCGTAACGGCGTCGGATTCCTCTATAGCGGTTGCGTGATTAGTGAGTGGTCATTCACTATCAACAACGGTGTGCTTGAATGTACGGCTACAGTCCTTGGTCTTGCAGAAGCGAATACGGCTGCTACGTTAGTCGGTGTTCCGACCTGGATTGATGCAGAGTTGTTTGGTGCAGATGCTCATAGTATTTACGTTGATACGGCTGGATTAACTCCTACGTTCGCGTCGTTAAGTCCGGCATTCAGCGGTTACACTATGGATATCAACCATGCTGCTGTTGCAGAGAATCGCATTAACCCGTCACGCGCTGCTAACTTCATTGCATACGGTGTGACGGAAGCAACATTAACTACGGAGCTTGATTTCCTTGATAAGACGGAGTACAACAACTTCAAGAACAGCACGCTCCGCTCCATTAAGTTAGAGTCTAACCGTCCTGGTGGTGCTGGTAGTACATACGGTGCCGCGACTGAGGCTGTTAGAATCATTAACTACCGCACGGCATACGATCAGTACACGGTCGATACTAAGGGAATGGCCGATCTGGTTAGCGCAGCAGTTACAATGCGTTCGCTGGCTATCTCAGGGGGAACCGGCTATAGTATCGAGTGCAAGTCGCCTGTCAATATAACTTAGTAAGGCAACTAAGGAGAGAAAATGCCGATAGTTACAATTGATCCTAATGCCAGTGAGCGGTACGAGCTTAAAACTGCTCCTGCCGATCCTAATGATCCTAACGACGAAGATGGGTTCATCATCCTGCGTCCGTTGCCTTACGGTATGAAACTTACCCGACGGGATAAGGCAACAAGGATGATGATGAGGTCACAGCCTGCTCGGAAGGGTAAACAGCCCGGTGACGCTATTAGTGAAATCGAGCTTGAATCTTATAACGAGTGGGCTGTGGCCTTTGACTTCGCTAACTGTATCTTGGATCATAACCTTACAGATCAGAACAAGCGAAAGATCGACTTCGGCCGTCCAATGTCAATCAAACTCTTAAATCCTAAGGTTGGGTCAGAGATTGAAAAACTAATCAATGATCTGAACGAAGATGAGGATGAAGTGATGTTAGATGATTTTCCGCCGCAGTTGAACTCATTGTCTCCGGAAGAGGAGAATCAATCGTCGGAGAATGGGAGCGATACGAGCGAGACGCAGAAGGTAACGTTGAAAGAGATTTAAGCGGTAATCCAGTTCCTCCACGCGTTGTTTCACAGAGTATAGTTGAAGATGCACTTGATTGGGTAGAGATAACTACACTCTGTATGCGGATCGGTGTTCTACCAACTGTGGGGGGTTTGTACGATCAGAAGCCGCGAGATATTACCAAGATGATACTTGTTATAAAGGCAATGGATAAACATGAAGCCGACTCGATGGAGAGGTCAAAGTAGTGGCTAGCGCATACGAATTGATGCTTGTCCTTCGTGGACGTAACTACCTTTCTAATGATCTTAGAAAGGCTAGTGCAGACATATCTGGACTTAGCCGCAGAAATGCTTTGACCTCTCTAGCGAGTCAAAAGCAAGCTTTACAGTTACGTCAGTCTCAGCTTGTAGCTCAAAAGAAAATGGCTATCAACGAAAAGGCTAGTGTTGATAGCGGTGCTCGTCGTGTTTCATTACTTAAAGCGCAAGCTGCACAGCAAGTCGCTTTAGCTAGATCAGAAGCTTATTCCATTGAAACTCAGCAGAAGGCTGCGAAATTAGCTAAGACTGTAGGAGCGAATCCTCAGTTAGTTAAAGCTGCTCAATTACGCGCTGATGCTGCTGCCGCTGGTTATGCTAATCAGGCTATCGCTGCTCAAAATCTTGTTGAGCGCGAAGCTAGACTTACGCAGATCAGTGGTCAGTTAACAGACAAGATTAATAACCTTACGGGTGCTCAGCAGTTAGCAGCCGCAAAGATGGTTGAAATTGATGCGGCTACAAAAAGTGCTGGTTCTCGGCTAGGTCAGTATGGTAAAGTAGCCGAATCTGTAGGCCGGACGATGCAAACGTTCGGCCTTGTTACGACCGCAGTATTTGCAGGAGCCGCGTATGCAGCAGCTAAGTTCAATACGCAAGTTGCGTTAGCTGCTACACAGAGTACGTTACCAGGCCGCAACTCAGTAGCACAGGTACAGAGGAATGCTACTTACTTGCAGAGCCAGTTACAGCACCAATTAGTTACGGGTGCTACTCCTGCTAAATCTTCTGATTTAACTGGCGGCCTCTATTCAATCTTCTCTGGTCTATCCTTAAAGGGTGGACAGAAACAGCAGTTAAACGAAGGTCTTGGACTTCTCAAAGAATTCAGTAGGGTCTTTACTGCCAACTATGGGCAGGTATCTCTTAACGAGGTAACTAAGACAGGCATCGCACTAATCAACAACTTCGGCTTAAGCGCACGGCAGATTCCTAAAGTAATGAATCAGATGCAGGCTTCTGTTCGTTTCGGCGCTATGACGATGGGTGAGATGACTAGTTCGTTGAACCAAGTTATTCCTGCATTTAAGTCTGCTGGTTACAGTACAAAGCAGATGTTCGAGGATATCGCATTCGTGTCAAGAGTGTTCCCGTCGCTGCGTATCGGTACTACAGGACTCGCGCGATTAACGGAAACATTCGGTAAGTACCACGAAGCGATTAGTCAAGATGTAGGCATGAACATTGCTCCTGGCGGTAAACTACTTTCCGTATCTAGAATCGTACAGGAGATTGTCAAGGCTCACCCCGAATTAAAGAAGGGTGGCGTTGATCTACAAAATTACTTTAAGCAGGTAACTGGCTCTAGTCAGTTCGTTAACGCTCGTCGTGTATTCTCTGCTTATGTTACTCAGTTGGGCCTATATCGTGACGTGAGTAAGAAGGTCGCTAACGACAATAATGAAGTTGCAAAGTCGTTTGCAGTTATGTCACAAACCCCACAGGTTAGGTGGGCTGAATTAACTAATCAATTACATGGACTTGTCTTAGAGATTGGTACTGCGGCGCTGCCGGTGTTCCAGAAGTTTGCTAAGCCGATTAAGGACTTTGTGATGTGGTTCGACAAGCTTAGTCCTAGCACGAAAAGATGGGTAGGTGAGATAGGTGCATCCGTAGGGATATTCCTGTTAGTTGGAGGCACACTGTCTACGATCTTCGGTATGGCTGTTAGAGCGCAAGAAGCTATAGGACTGTTGATATTCGGTAAGGGTGGCCTCGCTGCTTTAAGTTCAGAGAGTGGAGTAATTAGCGCGAGGTTTGCATTAGGGCTTGGTATTCCAGCTCTTATCTTACTTCTGTTAACATTCCATAAGCAGCTAAAGCCTGTAATAGATGCTCTCGGTGGATTGAAGAATATTCTACTTACGTTAGCAGCTATAAAGATGATAGTATGGTCGTCCGGCATAGTTAACAACTTCGCTGCTGTTGAGGCTGGTGCAGCAACGGCAACGACAGAGGTAACTCTGTTATCTAGAGCCTTACTGTTGATTAACGGCTTTGCGGCTGTAGCCGTCATAACGATTATCTACCGTCGTCAGATTCGTGATGAGGTTAACAAGGCTGGTAACTGGCTTAGTAAAAACGTTCCTGGCGGCGGCTTTAACCCCGATCATCTAGAGCGTAAAATTCCTGGCGTTGCTTGGTTGCAAGATCACTCGCAAGGGATAATGAACGTGCTTACATTGGGTACTGTTAACCAAATGAAGAAGGCACGCGATGCAGCTCTATTGAAACAAATCGGTGTTGAAGAGAAGGGTATCACAGCTTTCGGGAATCAGGTAAATGCAGTATCTATACTTACTCACGGATTGCGTAGAGTTGTTACTCACGCACCGTATAGAAGTGGAGTAAAGGCTGCACCCGCGCCACCGGCTCCGTTTACTAATGCAGATGTAACGGCCGCTGTTAAGAACATCGTAAAGCTCGATGATCTTGCTAAGCGCAAGCCGACGATAGCTAACTTTGAAGCAGCAGCTAAGGCTCTTGCTAACCTACAGAGCAAGGCTAGTAAAGATCAGTTCGCTGCTGCTCAGTCGTTAATTAGTGCGCTAGAATCAGCAGATGAAAAGCATACCAAGAAAACCATTAGTAACGCTAAGAAGCGTGCTGATGCATTGAAGTCTGAACTAGCGTCAATTGCTCAGAATGCAATGAGTATGTACGATACACTCTTGCAGCAGAATCAGAGTATCATGGGAACTTTGTTTAACGGTCCATTTATGAATAGTCCTAGAGAGCAGAACCAGATACAGTACGGTTATCAGCCTCGCGGTGGAGACTACTTAAAGGACATTCGTTCTCAGAATGCTCAGTTCAGAAACTTCTATAAAGAGATTGGCAAGCTACAAAAGCGCGGTGCG